TCGGATATATCGTGTCGGTGACAAGATTCGTTCATATGCGAAATCCCCCTTACGCTTTTTTTCTATTATATCACGTTTTTATTGTCGACACACCCTAGGATGATTTTTTGATTGCTTCTTTGATTTCTTGGCAGGAGCGACATATTTTTGGTGGATATATTCAAGTGCGCCACCCGAATCCGTGCCAATTGTTTCAAGTGCATCTTGAAATTTTCGACCTGTCAATGTAAAATATCTACCAGACGAGTACATTTCGACACCTGTTTTGCTGTTGCGATTTCCAACCTTTGGCATCTCGCCTTTTAGGTAGGCATGGAGACCCTTACCACTTGGACTTTCTTCGATGTAAGTTGGTGGGAGTTGAGTAATGATGTCTGCGGCGATTTCATTAGGTTGACCATTTTCATCCAAACAGTTGTCGATGTCTATGAGGATTATACCATCATCTTCAACCGTAACAAAGCCGATGCCGTTATAGTTGTATCTTTCAGCACAGGTTAGTGCTTCATCCAGCGTTCCCCATGTAGACGGATTGCTGGCAGATGCCCGATGCCCTGTAATGGGCGAGTATGGAACTTTGGCAGGTTTGCCTGTTCGTTTGTCTTGTTCCAGTCGCCAATTAACAAACTGGCGAAGCGCATGTAATTCCTGTGGAATGTTGTCCTTTAGTGGAAACTTGTCTTTTTCTAGCATATACAAGCCTCTCCTTAGATATTTTGTGGATATATGTATATGCGAGGAGGGCTTGGGTGTGTGACGATAATTGTGACCTAGTTTGTTAGAATTGAGCTAGAGGGGGTTGATTGCATTATGAATGAAATAGGCACTATGATACTTATTCGAGAGTTGCTACTCTTAAATTTTGGTGTGTTATTAATATATAATGGTCGAACTGTTAGATACATTAATTTCAAGCAAATGTTTGATAATGTTCTTGATGGAAACGCAACTAAATTCGTTAAGGGAGTCCTTTTTTATAGATCTGGACATTTACGTGATTTTTGGAAAAGCATGGCTTTAAGGAATATTAAACGCTTGGACTTTTTATATACTTTATCAGCATTCAACATCTTTTACTATATTGTTTTTATGTTTACTCGAAACGACGGAAATATAGGAAGGACGATTAATGGGATTTTTTCACCAATATCCATTTTGGTTTTGATATCCATTTTCTGTTTATTTACTGTGTTAATTTACAAAATGGCACTGAAAACAGAAGAAGAAAATGTAACTGAAAGTATGTTGATGAGGGATTATTTGAAATTCACTGAAGAGTCTATTCGAGATGAAGGTGCAGAACTAATACTTATAGGAGGCTCATTGGGATTTTTAGGCGAAGTTACAAAAATTAGTGCAAAATCCGAAAGATGGAGAAAGAGATGTAAGAGTAATTATGAAAGCTCATCATGTGCAGATGGAAAAAAATGCAACTATGATTGCATTTATAAAAATAAACAATTTTTACAATTGAATAAACTAAAAGCAAAAATTCAAAAATTGAGAATCTTAATTCGTGACCCAAAAGATAATGCTGTAGCTAAAGCATTAATCGGCAAACTCTACATGGATTTTGGAAATAAGCTAGAATTGAAATATTATCCAGAGGGAAAAGTGAAGCTCTATGCAAGGATAATACAGTATGAGAATAGTATGCCACAAATGTTTTGGCATTGGAATAACAATGATAATACATTTGGACGCGCAGAACCATTAGATGACAAAACACCAAAAGGTGCAACATTTATATATATGTTTAGTGAAGTACTGTGGGAGAAATCAACAGATCCAATCTTAACAAAAGAAGATTTTATAAAAGAATATATCAAACGCGTTAATTAACAACATTCATTTAAAGGAGAATAATAATTATGAAGAACAATCCTTTTGCTGGAAAATTAATTGCTTTTGATGGTCCAAACGGAGCAGGTAAGACTACCTTGCTAGAGTGCGTCAAAAATACTCTGCAAGAAATGGGTATATCTGCATATACTACTAAGGAGCCCACTTCGTCAGTTCTTGGAGATTTTACCAGAAAGATTGCAGAGGAGCTTTCCGGCGAGAGTTTAGCTTGCCTTGTGGCAGCCGACAGATATCACCATATTTTTAGCGAAATAGTTCCGCAGTTAATGGACGGTCACATAGTTCTCACAGATAGATATATACTATCGTCGCTTATTCTTCAAAGAATGGATAATGTTGATGTCGAATTCATACTAAACATTAACAGCAAAATATTTACTCCAGATATTCAAATAGCTGTTGAAGCTGACGTTGGCACTATTGAAGATAGATTGAGCCAACGTAATGCCCTAACGCGACTAGAGCAAGGAAAAAGAACGCAAGAAGAATTGTATTATATGCATGAAGGTGTCGAAATCATCAAGAAATTAGGAGTTCAAACAATTGTCATTAATAACACTAAAGACTTACTATCAAATGCCTCGGAAATTGTCAGAAACATTAAAGAAAATATTAGTTTGTAATTTCAATTGCAAATCGCAATGTCTTTGACATTCATCATGTATCATAGTCATGGCAAGATTTTAACTTCTAAAATTAAAATAAGGTCGGTGCTGATTTAAATGAGAAAGATGCTCCTATTTAATTCACCAATATACCCAGAGCGTGTTAATGTAGATGAAAAATACGTTCCCCCTTTGGGATTAGGGTACATCGCAACCCAAATCAAAAAGGCTAATATAGATATTGATATAATTGATTGTGTTAAGCGGAGAATGGGTATCAAAGAAATATTCAGCGCATTGAAGGAATACACTCCTGAATTTATTGGCTTCAACATATTTACTCAAAATTTTGACATCGTTAAACGAATTGTTGAAGAATGCCCCATTGAGACAAATATAATGATTGGAGGTCAAGTTGTAAAATCTGTTTTTGAAGAAATTCTTAATTGGAATACCCCGAACAAACTTTTTATTGTGATAGGAGAAGCTGAATTGATTGTACCTGAAATTATCAAAGGTACTTGCACCGAAGTTCCACGGATCAAAGTCGAAAGTAAACAAGTCTATTTTGTTGATTGTAAGTCACAATATTTCCCGAATGATTTAAATGCAATTTCTATTGATCGAACATTACTTGGAGAAACTGTTGGAGTGAATCGATACGGTGAAAAAGAAGCATCTATCATAACATCTAGGGGATGTGTATATGACTGTGCATTTTGCGGTGTTGCATACAGTCTTAGTGGAGATTCAACAGTTAGATATAGATCTGTTTCAAACATTGAGGATGAAATAAATCAAATTTTGAAATCTTGCCCCGATCTTTCATCAATACGAGTACTTGATGACCTTTATTTGAAAACAGAAAGGGACATATGGAGTGCTATAAAACTTTTCAAAAAATTTGATAACTTATCGTGGCGATGTATGGCACACGTTAATTCTTTGCGAAGCTCATTAAAATGCCTACCCAATATGCGAGAAAGCGGTTGTCGAGAGCTATTTATTGGCATTGAGTCAGGTTCTAACAAAATAAGGAAAAAAATTAAGAAGCATGGAACAAGCGAAGATGTTTTGAGAGTTGTTATAAAAATTCTTGAACAAGGTATAAACGTAAAAGGATACTTTATGCTAGGGATTCCATCTGAAACCAATGATGATGCTGAAATGACTTTTAGATTAGCTAGAGAGATCAAGAGTGCATCAAAAAATTTGGCTGGAGATTTTCGTCCTAGTGTATTTCAATTTCGACCATATCATGGCACTCAACTTTATAATGAAATTTTGAATGATAAGGGCAAAATTGGAAAAGTAGAGGCTAACACAGCATTAAATGTTAATGAGGGTAGAAGCCAATTCAATTTTCATTCTGGGAATTATAGTGATATCGAGGATGGGCTACTAAACGAGTATATATTAAAAATACAATCATTAGTGAGGGAAGATGATGTTTGATAAAATTAAATGTTGTGAAAATTGCAGGCTTTTCACAAACCAACCACCGCTTGTAGATACAGCCGAAGATGGTCAAGTATTTTGGGTCGGTCTTTCTGCCAAAATGTCTACAGTAAAGGGCGAAAAACCGCTGTCTCCAACTACTATTTCCGGTAAGCTTTTGGAGAATGTTGAAAAAAAGTGTGAAGGCATTACTATGTACAAAACAAATTTAGTGAAATGTGTGCCATTAGATGAGTCTGGTAAACTTCGTTATCCAAGCAAAAAGGAAATATTAGATTGCATAGGACACATTAAAGTTGAAATTGAAAATCTGACTCCTAAAATTATTTTCATGCTAGGTAACAATGTTACTGAGTCTATAGGGAAGAACTACTCCGTAAAATTTCCAAAACCAAAGAATTTTGATTATGATTTTTATATTCATAAAAATACTTATTACGTTCCTATTCATCATCCTTCCTATATTTATGTATATAAACGGAAGCTGATTGATGACTATACTGACGCTTTAGTTGAACTAATTCACAAACTACTTTAAAAATTGACTTGCAATAATTATAAACTTTACACACGTAAATGCCTCGAATGCTCGATTAGGCATTTATTTTTTTGCAATCGCTCGATTGTTGCCGAAATACGTTTATTTTTTTCAGTCTCCTTATATTCGTTCCTCTGACGATTGCGACTGGACGAGTGAGGAAGTGTGGAAAGCAGTCTGCCCATCGCTGGGCAAAACCGTAACGCTGGAATTTATGCGAAATCAATGCGAATCCGCAAAACAGGATGCCGCAGAGGAAATGAACTTCCGTCAGTTTTTCCTTTGCCAGTGGGTATATGCTCCGGTACGCTGGTTGCCAATGGACAAATATGATTTAGGCGCAGACCCCATCGACATGGACGCGCTGAAAAAACGTAAATGCTATGGCGGTCTTGACTTAGCCGCAACAACGGACATCGCCGCATTCGTGCTGATGTTTCCTCCCGAAAATGACGATGATAAATATATTCTGCTTCCATTTTTCTGGATACCCGGCGAGAACATAGCCAAGCGTGTAAAAAATCACCATGTACCGTATGACACATGGGCAAAAGGCGGACACCTCAACGCCACAGACGGATATATTATCCAATACGATTTTATCGAGCAAAAAATAATCGACCTGCGTTCGGAATATGAAATTGAGGCAGTAGCTTATGACGAATGGGGCGCACACCAAATGATTCAACGCTTGGAAAGACTTGACGGCATTGAATATGTTGCCATGCGGCAGGGCTATAAAAGCCTTTCGCCTCCAAGCAAGGAAATGATGCGGCTGGTGCTGGATGAAAAAATCCAGCATGGCGGTCATCCTGTACTGCGGTGGATGTTCAACAACGTATTCATCGAAACCGATGCCGCAGGGAATATAAAACCATCTAAGGAAAAAGCATCCGAAAAGATAGACGGTGCTGTGGCGGCGATTATGGCTCTGGACTTGGCAACACGCAGGGAAAGTCGCGGCTCGGTGTACGACACAAGGGGATTGCTTGTTTTTGGTGGGGATGATGATTGGTGATTGTGAAGTGATACCAATTTTAGTATAATGCAGGGTATGTAAACGTAAAATGTTTCTGTTTTATGTAAACCAATCAAATACGAATGAGTGGGTGGAATATATGCAATATACAGATATTTTATCGTTGGTAATATCATTTTTAGCTGTAGCGGTAGCTGTTATAACTAACATAAGAATGCAAAAAATTACCAAGGATACAAAAAGATTTGAACTAACTTCGGACTGGAGAAATGAATTAATTGCATGGCATACACAAACTGTTGAACAGCTTACTTTAATCAGAGAATTTTTGATTAACGATATTAGCCATGATAAATCTCATAGCCTTGCAAAACTCTATGCCTTGGCTGAACAAGGTCGATTTTATTTTCATAATGTTGAAGGTTTAGATGATGATACTTTTGACATTGACGAACTTTCCGCATATAAAGGATATCGCGAGGCTACAATTGAATTGTTGGTTCGTTCATATACGATAGCAAAGCGAAATGATGCTAAAGAACATATTAATAAGTTGTATTTATTACAGCGTCTTTTCACATCAAGAATCTTTGACATCCTTTCGCCATACAACACTTTGTCAGAGCGATTTAATATGCTCAATGTAGAGGAATACAGAACAAGTTGTAAAGAGTATTTTGATAAAAACAGCGAATTATATGACCTTCTTGATTTGAGCAAAAATTGGGAAGATAACAGGGGGCTGTTTCCAACATACAGGAGCAATGAAAATGAAAACAATGATGATGAGAATAAGAGTGATGAAAACAAATAAAATTGATATTCATAAAATTGCATAGTTATTATCTAAGGTTGACGAGCAACTCCACCCAATGGGTCAACACCCACAATCATCGCAATGCTTTAATCTGCGTTCAGAGTTATGATGTGACCGTGGCGAGGCACAAAGCCTCGCAAAATCTAAGGAGGCGGTCATATGAACGAGAACACAAAAACAGAAATGCTCACCATCGAAATGCCATTGGATGGTTTTAATCCAGAGAAGCTGGAAAATTTGCAAAAGCTGATTGACAGCAAAGCGGTGCTTATTAAAAAGGCACTCGGCGCAGAAGAATTGCCCATCGAAGTAACGGAAACATCCATAAAATTTACATGGTTTCCGGCAGACCTTGATGACGAAACAGTAAACGCATACAGCCAATTTGTAACGGCATTGTGCGAAACTGCAAAGCGCAAAACACGAATTGTCGCACAGCCCCAAGAAGCCTATGAGAACGAAAAATTCGCTATGCGTGTATATGGCTTGGGTCTGGGACTCAAGGGCAATGAATACACACTGTGCCGAAAATTACTTATGAAAAATTTAACAGGCGATAGTAGCTGGCGTTTCACCAAGCCAGAAAAAGGCGAACGCAAACCGCGCAGGGAAAAGGTACATCGGGAAGTTTTGTCCATACGCCTTACGCCGGATACTTTGGAAAAGGTGGCAATTCTCGCCAGCCAGCAAGAAGAACGCACCAGCCGAAATATGCTCATTGAGTCTATAATTGAGGATTATGTCAAAGCGGCTTTTCCCGAACAGGAAGTGGAAATAGCCCCTGTGCCGGAAGAAAACCCAGCGGAAACGCCAGCCCAAGCGGAAACCGAAACCGCACCAGCGGAAACCCCAACCCCTGCGGAAGAAGCCTCTGCAGACGCGCCAGCTTCGCCAAAACCGCGCAAGAAACGGAATAAGCAAGCCTAACCAAGCATAAAATTTTATACGCCGGGAATCGCCTACAGCAAAAAGGCGATTCCCTTTTTATATTGGAGGTGATTATTTGGGCATATTTTCAATATTCAAACGCGCCAAGCCGGAAAACCAGCTTTCCACATCCAAGCACTTTTTCTTTGGCAGGGCATCTTCCGGCGTGGATGTTACCGAACGCACAGCACTCCAAACTGCCGCTGTTTACGCTTGTGTTCGCGTTGTTTCCGATGCGATTGCCAGCCTTCCGCTGAAGCTATACGAATTCAGAGGCAACGGAATGCAAAGCTGTATCGAACATCCGCTTTATGACATTTTGCATATTGCGCCAAACCCCGAAATGACCAGTTATGCGTGGCGCGAAACGCTTATGTCGCACCTTCTTTTGTGGGGCAACGGATACGCGCAAATATTACGCGACAAGTTGGGAAATGTGGTGGCACTATATCCGCTTCTGCCCAACAAAATTGAAATGAACCGAAACGAAAACGGTGAATTATATTATACATATCATCGCGCTGTTGATGAAGCCACAGGCGAAAAAAGCGGAAGCGTGAATCTTACCAAGTATGATGTTCTGCATATTCCCGGACATTCATTCGATAGATTGATGGGATATTTCCCCATTGGACTGCATCGAAACACCATCGGAATGGCTATCGCAACGGAAAGTTATGGTGCAACATTCTTTGCCAATGGTGCAAACCCCAGCGGTGTTTTGGAACATCCTCAATCACTTAAAAACCCCGAATTAGTACGCGAAACATGGGAAAAACTGCTCAAAGGCAAAGGTGCAAACCGTGTGGCGGTTTTGGAAGATGGGATGAAATATAAGCCGGTGGGTCTGCCGCCGGAACAGGCACAGTTTCTCGAAACACGCAAATTTCAATTGGGGGAAATTGCAAGAATTTTCAGAGTGCCGCCGCATATGATTGGGGATTTAGAGCGGTCAACCTTTTCAAATATCGAACAACAGAGCATCGAGTTTGTCCAACATACAATTAATCCGTGGGTGACACGTTTGGAGCAGTCCATGAATTTGGCATTACTTTCCCCATCCGAACGGAAGAAGTATACCATAAAATGAGATGCTCCAGTTAAATATCTCCGCAGTTCATCCAGCGTGTGGATGGGTTTGTACATGATGAACAACCTCCTTGTGGGCAGGAAAATAGCCTTAGAAAATGGATATGCTGGAGGTCGGCTTAATAAATGTTGTCCACACAAAAAAGATACATCTAAATATTTGCAGGCAAATATCCCAATGGATATTACCGATGCAAAAAATATATGCTATAAAATCAATTTGTACTTGATATTTTATTGGGCTTGTGCTATAATGGATTTTAGGTAAATTTGTAGGAGGTGACGAATATGGATTCCTTGTCCATACTTAATTATCAAGGTAGCAAAAGGAATCTACTGTCATTCATTAAAGATAACTCTATGTCTGCCATTTCACATGGGCAGACCGTGCTGGATATTTTTGCAGGAACGTGTAGCGTGGGCTACAGTTTTAAGCGAACAAATCGAATCTTTGCAAATGACTGTGAAAAATATGCGTATATTATTTCGCAAGCTCTGCTTGGAAACTATTCTGATGTTGAAAGCGGCGTTGTCGCTGACAACATAAGTCTTCTTTTTTGGAAGGGTATAGAACGAGCCAGTCGAACGCATGGCGGTTTCATCAATGAAGAAATAGCAGTTATAGGAAGTGGTGTTGCATCGGAAATCTCCGAATTTTACCACTCTGTACCTACTGTCTGGAATGGGATGATAGGCGAGGATGTCAAGTCAAACCTCTTTTTGCAATACTACTCCAGTTCTTATTTTGGGGTTAGACAAGCCACAGAGATAGATTCGTTGAGGATGGCTATCGATAAGTATAGGAAAACGCACCTTTTCGCTCCTCTTATGGCAGCACTATATTATGCAATGAAAGAATGCGTGTTTGCTAAAGATGGTCATATGGCACAACCGCTTGGGTTTGAAAAGAACATAACAAAACTGCTTAAGCAAAGGCAAAAATCCGTTTTTGCCTTATTTAATGCCAAGTTTATGGAGTTTTTCTCAGACGATTTTGTTGTGTCCAAATATGCGAATAAATGCTTTGATATGAATTTCGAAGACTTGCTAAAGTTGCCAGCGATTCAAGAAGAAGTGGATGTAATATATGCAGACCCACCATATACCGATATGCAGTATTCAAGGTATTATCACATTTTGAATTTCGTTACAAACTACAAGCCTTTCCCCTTGACAATAATTGGAGGCTCATACACTAAAGGGTTATATACAGATGGTAGATTTCAATCGAAATTAAGCACGAAAGGTAAAAGTTTGGATACCTTCACCACGCTGGTTGAATTTTGCTGTGCCTTTCAGAAAAACCTCGTGGTTAGCTTTGCCTACCCAGCGGATACTGTATTACAGAAAACTGACCGATATGTGATGTCCATAGAATCTCTGATAGCAATATGTACCGAGCGGTTTGGCTCTAAAAATGTGGATATTCATTCATGTGAATATACGCATTCAAATAACAGAAATAGCGAACATAAAAAGGTGTTGGAGTACCTTGTTGTTTGCAAAAAAAGATAGGGGGGATTTGTTTGCGTGTCGATATTCCAGCAGTTAAAAAACGTATATATAATGCGAAGGCAACAAATCGCAATCCTATCTACGACACTCATTTGTACTGGTCTCAGAAACCATACAACATTTGCGACATTTTAATTGAATCGTTTAGCAAAGAGGGCGATACTGTATTCGACCCTTTTTTGGGGTCGGGCGTGACCTTGTTGCAAGCGGTATCGTCCACCCATAAACGTAGAGCAATAGGCTGTGAAATTAATGAGGCTCCTTTGTTTATTGTTAAAACTCTTTTAGCGAGCTATGACGAAAAAAAATACAAGAAGGTACTGGATGTTTTTTTGAAGGAAATCAAGAAACTTCAGCGATACTACGCAATTGAATGCCCTTATTGCAGAGAAACAGCTGCAATTACATCCGTTATCTTCGACAAGGCTACTCGTAGTGCAGAAGTCGAAATAAAGGAGATAAATTTCCGTTGTATATGCTCTTCAAAGGGAACAAAAATAGCAAACAATGATGATTATATGGCAATAAACGTAGAACACAACCTTCAAAATATTTCTGATATCGCTCTGATACCGAATTCAAGGATTGCCGTCCATGAGAACGAGACCATAAGCTACATTTTCACTAAACGAAACTTTGCAGTTCTTGACGAGGTTGTCGGCGTTATTGATGCGCTTGAAATGTATCAAGACCTTTTTAGGTATATTTTGATGTCCGTGTTGCACCTTTGCAAAATAACAGACAAACGTTCTAATTCCCAATGGCCATTATGGATACCAAAAAATGACTGCGTTGAAAAAAACGTAGTTGACTTATTGGAAAAAAAGGCTAAGAAGTTTACATCAGCTATTGGATATTTGTCAAAGCACTACGCAAAAACACCAGAATATACGTTACTTCATAAAGGTAGCCAAAATATAAATGAAGTCGATATACCAGATAATTCTGTTGACCTCATCATAACAGACCCACCATATTTAGGGCAGGTGCTGTATTCTGAGTATATGCAATTATACAAACCCTTTTTGGGTCTTAACTTCAATCTCGACGATGAGATTGTTGTATCAAATGCGCCGTCAAGAGGCAAGGGGGAGACAGAATATTTTGAATTGCTCGACCAAGTGTTTGGTGTATGTTCGTCAAAATTAAAGGAAGGTGCATATTTTTGCTTGTATTTTCACGACAGCAATCTCGATGTTTGGAATAAGCTGATTAGCAGTTTAGCGAAACACAATTTGCGCTACATCAGCCAAGCGCATATTCCGAAATCGAACACCATTAAGAATATAATAAGCCCAAAAAAGTCGCTAAATGGTGACTGTATTCTATTTTTTGTGAAGGACTTCAGCGTTTCTTATAATGCTGTTGTGGCAGAAACCCTAAATGAAATCGTATTGAATATCGTACAAGAGGCAAAGCATCTGCTTAAACAGCATAAAACGATTTCCACTCCAGAGCTTTATGACAAAGGACTTATGGAGGTGTTAATTCAAAACGGCTGGTTGCCTACCCTCGCAAAAAAATACAAAACACTTGTTGACATCTTCGAGAAACACTTGCGCTGGAATTCATTGCTATCTAAATGGAGTGTTTAGAGAGAGCCTCTCTAAACACTCCCTGCGCCAATACCGCCGTGATAGTATTCACCTGGAAATTGAAGATGCAGTTTTTGCATTACATCATTTCCATTCCACATTGCAATGTCCCTTTCCTTGGATATAAGAACGCCATCATCTGTAAAATCAGAAGTTGTGATACAGATTGCATAGTCAACCTTGCGCCTTGACCGCTCCGAATCAAGCCTTTGCATGGGGTTCGAGCCGACATTTGAAGCCCAACGCTTACATTGGAAAATAAAAGTTTTTACTTTCCCGTCCACAGATTTTTTTGCCAAAAGGTCAACCCCTAAATCACCCGAGGCTCCTGTGTTTATCACATCGGTATAACCTTCAGATTCAAGAAGTCTTTTTATAACAAGTTCGAAATCTTTGCCCTCGAGGATTGAAATGTCGATTGCCTCTTCAGAAACTTGATATGAGTAGTTTCGTTTTACATAGCCTTTGCTGGTTTCGTCGCAGTAATTATTCAATAATAGGCGTATGTCGCGTGAATAGTTGTCGCTTTCCAAAAACTGCTCAATGGACTTAGGGTTTCCCGTGCAAAGTGCATTAGCAACCTCAAAATACAAATCATCAAGCACAAACGAGGTTTTTGTCTCAAACAAACGCCCTATAATTACAGGAATATAGTCATACAATTTGGTGAACAAGTCAGTCTCATCTTCGATGTCCAGATATAAGATATTGCTATCTGGACGTACGATGCTGCTGTCATCGACATAAAATTTTGCTTTGACTATATCTTGAATGCGCTTTAGGTCATCATCAGATGCGAAATGCGTGTGCTTTTTACGCAACGAATCCCTAACCGATTTAACCGCCGTAGATAAAGTGACGTCGTTTTCGCTCTTTTGCAAAAGTTTGTACACAATCTTAACAGTCTCGAATTCATAATTTTGGTTTCCTACGTACCAGTAACGGTTTTCAGCATCCAGAAGTTCAAAGACAATAATCATTTCGTTAGCCAATGTATTCTTGTAAGCGGACTGCTTTCTTATGGTAGGGTCATTTTTGTCAATTCCCAAGCGCATAGCATACTCAAATCCGTTTTTACGAGCTAAATTGATTATCTCAACAAGTGTTCGGAAATACTTGCTCTTACCCAATTTGATTGTCAAAACAACAAGTCCATAGGATTTAAGGATTTTTTGGAATCCATTAAACATCTCGTCTATGTCCGAGTAGTACGTGGTTATTTCTTTTTTATTGGGTCGGCTGGGAGCGTTTGTCTGAACAACTTCAGCGTTCAGCATTTCTGGCGTAAGCTCAAAGCCGCCAACGAGAGAGAAAGTGTTGAGCCAAATTCTGTACAATTGGTTTCGCTCCAAGTACGGGACTTGGTCAGTATAAGGGAAGTCTGTGTATATCAAGTCAAATTTGAAATCAGGCGAAATTGACTTGATATATTCCTGATATGATGTTAAAAACAATTGATATTTCTCGTTATCAGAAGGATTTTGAGCCAAAATATCTGCATAGGTTTTTTTGAACCCAAGAAAGCTATTGACTTTGCTCTCAAAAAGCCTCCACACATTGTTTTCTTCTGCACTATGTGGAACAACATGATACAGTATATCGCTACTCGAACCATACATTGCAATCCGTGCCAATGTTAAAGACGAAACGAGTGCGTGCTGAATGACATCCCTTTCGGCACAAGGATGTAACTTTGAAATTGCTTCCTGTATTAAGAGTAACGCCTTTTTGTTTCTGGTTGTAAATATTCTATCATAACAATCTGCACCAGTCGATTTAGTGATGTTTATTCGGCTGTTTTCGATGTATTCTACTTGTGGAAAAGCCGAAACATCCATGCGGCTTACTTTTTCCAAAACCGCTTTGTCATCATCATCAAACTTTTTTCTACCTTCTCCACATATTGGACATTTGGACATCAACACAATATTTTTCCCATCAACAATGGAGCGATTTGGAGTTGGTTCAAAATATTCTTGAGCTTCAGGGTCATACATTAATCTTGAAATGTAATTCGTCTCTCCGCAACATGAAGTTTCATAAAGCGACATAACATCAGTTTTTACATATGACTCAACTTCAGTAAGCATATTCAAAAGTTTGTCGGTGTCAACAGTAGAAAACAAAGCACACACGGCTGCGTATGTGTAGTTATCTATTTCATTCGCCACTATTTTACGTCCAGCCCTTGTTGCGGCAATCACAAACGCACCAGAGCCCATGAAAGGGTCATAAATAGTGCCATCCTGCTCAAGTAGCGCACTAATAGCCTTCTCGGCAATGAGCGGTGATTTTCTGCCCTTGAAATTGAAGGCTTTTTTAAACGCATCTGGTACTGTATTCTCTACGCCATCGAGTGCAGTAACAAGGTTATCAAGCCTGGTTCGATTAATTGCAGACATTTCTTTTCTCATTCATAACCCTCCCAAAACAATAGTTTATATGTCTTTACTCCAAGTGCCTGTGCCATTGCATCCAAATTTTCCAAAGAAGGAAGCCTGTTATTTTTAGTTCTCAAATAAGATATCAACATTAAATCAGAAACCTGATTATGTAGCAATGATAACTTTTGAGGCATCGAAAAACATTGGTGCTTAATAAAAAGTGTCTCCAAGTTTTTGCGGAGCGCAATGTGGGAATCATTATGGCGATAATTACCATACTCTATAGGATAGTGATTTCGTATCAGCTGATATGTCACGCATCCTATATGGTTTGCAATTTTATCCAACGAGCGTATGTTTGGAGTGCGCTTGTTTGTACGCCAACTTTTTACACAGCTTTCGGATACACCCAATCTCTCTGCGGTTTTTTTGTAAGTTTCGCATTCATACAAAAATCCCTCAAGATGCTCGAAGAAAATCTTAACAGCACTATCACGCTCCATGTCACCACCCCCGCATCCTTTTAAATGATTATAACATAAATCAACTTGAATCATATGTACAGAATGTAACTTTTTATATGAAATATTATTTGAACCCAAAATAAAAACAGCCCCATTCGAGTGGCTGTTTTCTGCGATATTACGAAAGATTGTGGAGCAGAATGCCCTTGGGCAGATTACCCAAGACACTTTTGCCGAGTTGTACAATGGCTACCAAACTGAACAAGATTCGGTGGCTGAGAAAATAATCGCCTTGGAAGAAAAATTATCCAAAAGCGAACGCGATAAGGAAAATGCAAATCTATTCATCGAAGCGGTGCGGAAATACACAGTTGCCAAGGAGCTTACGGCACAAATGCTTCACGACCTAATTGAGAAAATAGTGGTTCATGAAGCAAATGGAGGGCATAAACAGTACCGAGAACAGACAATTGATTTCCATCATGACACCATTCACATGGAATAAAAAAGCTCACAGCTTCAAGTGCTTTGGTTGCGGCGCGACAATGGATATTTTGGATTATTACCAACACTCCGACATGACATTCCCTGAAGCGGTTGCGGAGTTGTGCAAGGAAACAACAACTACTGGAACGATACCCCGAAGCACGCTCCCATGTAAATTTTTATAGGTTGTACCATGATGCGGTTGCCTATGTGGGCTTTCTTGGCTCTCCAACGAAAGCCGAACAACCCGACGGCAAAAAAGACCCTTTGAAGTATGCCGCCGTCTCAAAAAGCGTCGTCATCTTTCTTGATAAGCCCGGCGAGAACATTTGCTACCTTTTGCGCCCTCTTCTCATCTCCGTCGCATTCTTCGAGAAGACGCTCGCCGATTGAAGTGAAAAATTTTCGGGTGACGGGGTTTACTGGTGTATCTTTGGTTTCAGCGTCGCCGCTTACTTTCGTCTGCCTTCCCTCAACCTTGTAGATAGAGTATACAGCATACGCTTAACATTGTCAGGCGTTTTGTAAGTATTTTTCTAAATAAATTTTATTTATTGCTTAATACAATAAACTGATTGCTTGACATTATACATATTCATTGGTAAGATGGACGCATGGAAAGGAGTGAAAGTTATGTCTACAGAGAAAAAAATAAATATGGCAGTAGCCTACAAGAGCATGAGTCAAGCCGCTTTGGCGCGAGCCATAGGAATGACACCATCAAATTTTAATCAAAAAATAAAGCGGGAAACATTTTCGCGGGAAGAACTTGAAACCATTGCGGGAGCATTAGGTGCAACTTATAACGCATTTTTCGAGTTTCCCGACGGTACAAAAATATGAGCGAATTAAGCGCAACAGGCGCGAATCCGAACATCAAGGGCTTTTCGCCGCGAGGATTGCACAAAAACTACACGAAGCACGTTAAAGGGGAAGCAAATACCCATACTTGGGATTGCCCCACCTGCGGAAACGTAAACGACAACTATCTGCCGGACGTTTGTATCCGCTGTAATTGGAGCGACTATAACAAATGGGACGATGCGACTTTCGACGAGGCAACAGCATCACCCGACTTTCGCGGTTTCGGTTGGGTCTGCCCGGTCTGCGAGAATAATAACGTCGGAGAGTTCCCCGGTTACGATATTTGCGTAAAATGCAGTTGGCAAGATGAGGGCTTGCAAAGAGACGACCCCGACTGTTGGGGATGTGCGAATTATCTAAGCCTTAATCCCGCCCGCTTGGAATATTCGCTTTTGATGAACGAGGTAACACGCCTTGCGGCTCTCGAAGCCCAAAAGGAACACAAGGCAATAGAACGCGACATTAGCACAATGTACGCAAATATCGACCACCGAACCATTGACGGCGATAACCGCAGAAACGAGTATAAAGCCGAATTTGAGCGGTATACAGCCGCTTTACAAGCAATTCAAGAGGGGCGAGGGTAAAACTGGATGCTAAAATTACAAAGCACGTCAACGACGTAATCCAAAAATACGCAAGCGGGCTATTCCGTAATGCCACGCTTGAATTTTACGGCATAAATACCGCGCCGATTAAAGAACTCATTAACCCGGAACTGCCAAAGGTGGAGGTCGGCGGCGGCGCGGCAGATGTGGTCTTTCTGCTGATGGACGACAATTACCTGCATTTCGCTTTTGAGACAGGGCATAGCGGCAATAAAGCAATGGTAAGGTGTGCAAGCTACGACCTGCGGCTATTTGAGCGCGACGGTCGAACGGTCTACACTGTGGTAATTTACACCGCCGACGTAAAAAGCAAGCCCGAAGGGTTACGCACAGGCTCATTGGTGTATAATCCCGATGTGATTCTTATGGGCGAATATGACGGCAATTCCATTTTTGCCGAACTGGAAGCCAAAATTGAAGCAGAGCAAGAACTAACTGATTTGGATATGCTGAACTTGGTACTGCTCCCGCTGATGCGTCACACCATGCCCCGGAAAGAACTGGCGGCAAAGTCTATCGAGTTGGCGCAAACCATACCCGACACTACGAAGCGGAACGCTTGCATAGCTGCGGCGTTCGCTTTCGCAAGTAAGTATCTGAATGCAGACGAAACCGAAAATCTCTTGGAGGTGTTAAGAATGACCGATTTAGGCACAATGCTTGTACTGGATGCCGTAAAGGACGAAAAAATGGAAACGGTGAAAAATTCCTTGCATGAGGGTATACCTATCCGCTCGATAGCGCGGATAACTGGTATATCGAGAAAGTGCGGATGCCGCTAAAAGCAAGATGTCGGAATTGGCAAAGGCAGAACGCCGAATTGCCGAATTAGACAACATCATTAAACGAACATATGAAGATAATATCAGCGGAAAACTTAACGACAGCTTATTCGCAAAATTTCAAAAAGATTATGAGGATGAGTATTTTACCCTTGAAAGCAAGGTGGCTCTTCTAAAAAGTGAAATTGAGGATGTGCAGGGCAAAGCGGCAGACATCGAGCG